CCACCTTTTCAGCCGGCTTATTCCTGTCCTATGAATCTCTTTATTATGCCATCAATCTCATAAATGAAGCCTTTACTGTCTCGTCTTTCACTGAGACGTACAACATGGTAGTATCAGGTTTAGCGTGTCCTGCATAAGCCTGTATTTCCTGTAATGGAATTCCCCTGGTTCCTGCATCTGTGAGTAATGTCCGCCGGAATTTATGTGGATGTGCATGTATTCCGGCTTCAGTTCCCAGCTTTCGTAACATTGTCTGAATAGCTTCTCTTTGTAGCCTGCTGTATGGTCTTCTGTCCGTAACAAAGAGCGCCGGATTGTCATCTTTCCGACTTTCAAGATATTTCTTAAGATGGTATATGCAACCTTCTGTAAGATATACTTTCCTCTCTTTCTTACCCTTCTGACCATAGATCACAATCTCACGGTTCGGAAAATCAACATCCTCACGGTTAATTGACACTACTTCTCCAATACGTCCAGCCGTACTGTATAGTAGTTCCATAATAGCCACATCACGTTCTGTCTTTGCAATGTCCTTAAGATGTTCTCTTTCTTCTGCAGTATAAGGTTTTTTCAGTTTCTGCGGCACCTTCACTCTTCGAAGTCTCCTGGATGGATCACGATTAATATAGCCTTCATCTGTAGCCCAGGTGAAGAAGCTGCTTATGTAGTGCCGCAGAGTTTCCAGATATGACAGAGATATCTTCCGTTGCTCTTGGTACATTGCCAGGTAATATCTCAGATCATTCGTTGTAATCTCATGGATCTTCTTGTTGATACTTTCAAACAGCATACCAATACAACGCCTATAAGCCAGTAGTGTAGATTCTGCGCAGTTCTCCAGGCGTTTACTGGCTATGTACATTTTAAGGACCCTTTCCCAGTGTCGTTCTGAAGTTACCAGCTGAGTACATTCTTCTCTTACTTCTAGACCATGTAAATTAATCGCCAGGACATTTTCCAGCTTTTGAAGCTGCTCATCTGTCAAACTATCCTGCATTGCTGCCACCACATTTTTAATTAAATTCTCTGTCATAACGACATCACCTCCTTACCACAAGTATAGCTGTACAGTGATAAGGAGGCTATAATTTCCGCAGCTCTCTGACACATTAAATAGTGACTCGCTTCCCAATATTGCCGAGAGAATTACGCAAATGCCGGATGGAACTAAGGCAAAATTATTAAGTGTTGGAGGAACAAGTGTTAACGTGGGAAATACTGGTGAGAAAATTCCAGCATGGTCTTTTGGAATTTTTTTACCTTCTACATACGGCTCTGACGCTTGCGCAATTTTTGCTAATACTAATCAAATCACTGTAGCCTATAAGTCAAGTAATAATTGGGTATCGTGTAAAAAGATTTTGTATTAAGAAACAAGCTTTTTCCACTCATTCCAAGACAATGATCTGTTAATATCTGTTTCTACAGATTTTAAAACAGTCACATTTAAAAGCAAATCTCTTGAATGGCTTCATGGAATGGTATTATCATCAGGCGACAATCTGACGATTACTTTACTAAAATAATAATTATACAAGGTTATTTAAAAACACTAATAAAAATAGGATTGGAATATGTATCACATTCAAAAATTATACTTTTTCTATTCTCACCAATTTGAATTTTGGCATCATTTCCACCTTCATATATTTTTTTTACTGATGCATTATTAAATACTCCACCAGTTTGTCCGAGAGTTATAAGATAAAGCCCAGTTCTATTAATGCACAATACGCTAATATCTGAAACGATTGGTGCAATACGATATAGAGTACGATTATTTTCGGTTTTTATATATTCAGCTCTGCTAATGTATTTTTTGGTCTCACTATTTAATGTGTTAAGTGCCTGCAAAATCGTCTGCTGCCCCGCATCCAACGCAAACGTCTGCTTCGTCAGTCCATTCAGAATCTGCTTCGTCAGATTCTCCAGTGTAATGATCCCGCCCTCATTCGTGGTGGGATCAAAGAAGATCAATTCTTTTCCTGCCGGTATTTCAGTTACTTTTGTAAGGTCATTCGCATTCTGGCCGTCTGCTGGTAATGCCATGTTCATTCTCCTCTCTTTTATGCAGTGTCTACGTTCAGGCACAGGACTTTGCCACCGACTATAAGAGCCTTGCCGCCTACGTTAAGTACGGCGGATTTATAGGTGGTAAAGCGCCCGATCACGACACCGCCAAACATGTAATCTTCATTCTTTACTTTGATGCTGTAGCCGTATCCCAGGAAGCTCTCACCGCTTTCGGTCTTTTTGCGCCAGGAAAACCATGCTGCCGGATAATTCTTTGTGACCTCTCTTCCATTCTGGTACACAACTGCAGTCACTGTTGTGGTGCCGTCTTCGTTGTCATGATAGCGGACATTGTACAGAAGTGAATTTCCCACCAGACCGTGTAGGTCTGTAGTTGTCTCGGACAGATTCATCTTCAAACCGTCCACGCTTGTCTCAATGTTGGCTACTTTCTGATTTGTCGTGACAATGGCAGCTTTTGCCTGGTCTGCGGTGTTCTGGGCGACTTTGATATCATCTGCCAGGCCTTCCGCGTCTGCCAGGAGCATGACAGTCTGGGTATCCAGGTTCTGGGCTCCGGATGTATCATATAAAGTACAGCGGATCATGTTCACGTCAGCTCCGGAGGGAGCATATATCTTCATGATCTCAGCAGATGAAGAACCATACTTCAAAACATAGGTCTTTCCATTGTCTTTTGATTCCTCAATCTGAAAAATTCCGGAATAGCTGCTGATGATCCCATTGTCATTCTTAAATGCTGAGAACGTCACGCTTTCCGGAACCAGAGTCTTTCCGTCCTTTTGTTTCCGGATCACCTGGCTGCTGACACGAAGGTCATAACTGAGACCAATCTTTCCGTCCTTTGCCTTGCTGATGGAAAATCTCTTGGTGATCCAGGAGCCCATTGACTTTACAACAAGCGTTTTACCGCCTACAACAAGCCCTTTTCCACCGACCAGGAGAACTTTCCCTTCCAGTCCGTAAAGCCCCGAAATATCCACGTAGCCGTTGTCAGAAGTCATTGCTGTGACCTGATACGTTCTGGTTTTCGGGTTCCAGATACCGCTTACACCTTCAGAAGCTTTCACCGTAATCTGGTCAATGTGATCGGAAACATCCGTATCGCCCAGATACACGGAAAAAGTGGTATGACAGCTGCTGTAATCCCCACCGGAACCATCCGTATAGGTATGGACCACATGCGCATCATTGTCCAGGGAAGCCCCGATTGCATCCAGGGTAGAAATCCCGGACAAAGTGTCCAGGGCTTTCTTCGCCGCGTCAGAAGCTGCATTTGCCGTGTTGCTGGCGGCATTTGCGGTACTGGCGGCATTGGATGCAGTCGTAGAAGCACTGACAATGTTGGTATTCATCTGGCTGTATAACTGGTTCAGGCTCTGATTCTGATCGTCAAACCAGATCCGGCTGCTCTTGATGCTCTGGGAGCTGCCATTGATGGCTGACACCACCGAAGGGATATCCAACTTAGTGCCGGCAATGGCTGCGTTATCCGCCACCATCTTATTCACGATCAGACCATCTGCAATAGCGCCTTCTTTCACACCTGTGGCATCCAGCAGAATCCCTTTTCCGGTCTTATCGAACAGGGAAAAGGTAAAATCACCGTTTGCATCCCTGCCAGCCTGCATCCGGACAGTTCCGTCCATGTCCCTCCACTGCTGGGTTGCCCCCTGGATCTTAATCCCGCCATCATCAGATGTGATCATAAATTTATTGGTGGAAATGGTGCCACTTAAAAGATCTCCAACTGAAACCGTCTGCATAACTGCAGTTCTGATCAGTGCAGAGTCAATCACTGCATTCTGGGAAGTAAGGTGGATGTTCTGCAGATCCCCCACGCCCGCACCACCGGCAAGCAGCGTTTTGATATTGGCATAACCGGAATCCAGGATATTGATCTTTGCATTGGCGGCAGTAAAATTTGTAGCAGTCAGATCCCTGAAACTTCCAAACTCTGCATCCAGGTTCTGTACCGTCGCATTGACCGCATTCAGATTCTGGATTGTTGCAAATTTCAAATTGGCAGTATCCGCATCCAGCTTATTGATCATTGCGTGGTCGATCATCACCAGCTGTGCATAATACCGCTCCATTTCTTTTGTGGCAGGACCTTTCCAGTTTGCATTTGTTTCATCTTCTGATAAACCCACAGCCTCCACAGAATCCGTAAAACCGCCATCATACTCCCTTTCCAGTTTCATCAGCGGAACCTTATAGGAGCCCCCTTTTCTATCTTCCACAGTGAGGACGTCCCACGGATCCAGCCGTGGGTCTCCCATCATCCGTAGGGAGCCTGGCATATAGGAAAAACCTTTTAGGGAATCCATCACTTTGTCCAGGGTATCCTGTGTCATAAACGGATTGGAAAAGATCACTGCCCTTGGTCCGTCTCCGGATGAAACAGAAACATCTTTCCCCTCTTCGTCCTGGCCAGTGTAGCAGGTAAGCTTTTCCACCTGGAACAGGTAATCGTTGTGTTCAAAAGAATCCCAGTATCTGCCGGTGCTGACTGTATAACCACCGTCCACGTAGCTGTGCAGTTCAATCTGTCCGTTTCTGTTACATACCGCAAAACAGCCATGAAGCTGTGCTACGTAAGAAAGGACCTCCCTGCAGCTGTAACCTTTCGGAACTTTCATGGAAATGCCGGAAAGACCATCTGTTACAACCATTACCCCTGTGATTTCCTGGATCCTTTTCAGAACAGCCGCCGTATCCGTACTGTCTCCGTCCATAGAGAATGCACGCTCTGTTTTCATCATCCGGTCATAGGCTGTAAACTCAATCTGTTCTTCATTTCTGGATGGTTTTCCAGGTGTGAAATATCCCATGGGGATGTATTCCACCAGACCGTTCACTTCCATTCCGATCTGGACCAGGAGCTCATGCCCCTCAATGGCTTTTCCCGGATCCGGAATTATGATGGTAACGTACTGGCTCACTGTGGAGCCAAGGGAAAAGTCATCCTCCACTTCTGCTCCGCCAGTAAACTTAATGCTTCTGGCATTTGTTATGGATACATCATCATAAGTGATGAGTGCTTTAAAAGTTCGGGAATCCTGTAGTACCAGGTTTCCAAAAGCTTCTGAAGACTGATACACAGGACCACCTCCTACTCAGTCATGATCTCAAGTGTTTCCAGGTCAGCCACTGTCAGGGCATCATAACGTGGATCGTCACATTTCTCAATCTCTTCCTCAGAAACAGTATGGATACCAACCTCTGTCTCAATTGCCAGGAGCTCATCCAGGTCTTTTGCAAAGCCCTCTTTGTCCTCGATGGAATACTGCCCATTCTCAACCAGGAACTTTCCATCCTCACCTTTTGCCGCGTATTTCTCAAGCAGTTCCTGGCGCTCTGCATCATAGGCGTTAGCCACATCACTGACTGCTGCCAGGTTCTTTTTGATCGCATAGCCAAGCTTTACCGGCAGCCGCTTCTTCCTTAAAGAAGCACAGCCATTGACAAAATTTAATATATCTTTATTTTTCAGTTTCATCTGCAGTACCTCCCGTTACACGCTCGTCCTCAGCCGCATAGACTAATTGGTTAAATGCTTCAATATCTTTTCTGCATTCTGCCCTGTTTGCCTCGTACAAGTCGCGGTCCTGGACGGTAATGCTGGTACTCGCGTTCCCGGCTTCCGGGATCTGCGCAGACATGTACACAACAGGTCTGCCATTGATCATGCTGTTGAAATTCATAGATACTGATTTTGTTCCTTTTAACATTTTGTTTTCCTCCTATTTTTGAATCAGGTCCACAGCCACACCTTGGTACGTCTTCACACCTTTATGGTAGGTATATACAGGGTAGGCTGGAGCGCCTGCATAAAATCTTTTCGTTACTTTGGTATTTGTCCCGGGATCCAGGAAAGTCACATTAAAAAAAGCAGGGGAAACGGCTTTATCAATCACCACTGCCTGCTCTCTTGTCAGCGGCGGCCAGCTGCATTTCAAAGTATATTTAATCGCAATCAAGTCTCCCACCATTTCGCCATTGGCTGCACGTCCGGTATTTTTTGACCATATTTTTTCTTTGGTCACGGTAAGACCATTCAGCTTAAGACCTGGCATTGGCACTCCATCAATTTCAATATCTGAAGATGTTTTTGTAGTAGTTGTTCCGCTACTTACAAAGTCACTCAACCGACCACCTCCTAACTAAATACCGGTTTCCCAGTAGATTTCTGATACTGCTGTCCCTTTTTTCGGACAATCTTAAACAACTTGTCTGCATCCCCTTCCAGGTAAATATGGATCTCTGCCTCTCTGTCTTTGGACTGCGATCTGCTCTCCAGCGCATTGACCACAGCATCATATACACCGGCACGAATGCCTTCGATAATCTGGTTATTGTTGGCAACGGCATTTTTGCTTCCCATTCGGCCGACCAACTCAGGGCCGCTCTCGCGTGCCATGAACATTTCGCCGTTCTCTGGGAAACCGCCTTTGGCATACCAACTCAATCCAAAGCTTGGTGTAGAGAAACTCACAGGACCTACGTTGTGTTTATTCCAGGATACGGAAACATGTGGTAGCGGGATATGTACGGAACCAAATCCACTGGCAAAGTTCTGGATTGCATTTTTTCCGGTATTGAACAAATCTGGGATTGCATTGCTGATCTTATTTGGAAGATCCTGAAACCAGTCCCCTATGCTGTCCCATTTTTCACTCAATCCATCTTTTAAACCAGATAAAACATTTCCGCCAGTCTCAACCAGCCAGTCCTTGGCATCTGACAGCTTGTCCTTCACCCTTCCTGGAATTTTCCCGATCCAGGTTAAGACAGAACCGATATTATCCTTCAGACCTTTCAGGAGTCCTGAAATAATAAAGCCACCCTGTTCAGCCATGACTGTCGATGGACTGTGAATTCCGAATGCATTTTTGAAACCATCGATAAATGGATCAAAGATATGCTGCTTGATCCAGGTACCGATTCCCTTCACGCCATCAACAATACCTTTAAAAATACCTTCAACTACATTTCCACCGCACTCTTCAATCTTCTTCTGGAAATACTGCTTTGCTTCCTGCACTTTTTCGCTGATTACGCCTCCCAAGAAAGCCGCAAGACCTCCAAAAGCCGCACCGATCAGTTCGAAAGTACGGTCTGCGATTCCATTCCAGTCAATTGCCGCAAGACCTTCCCAGACTTTTTCTCCCAGCTGGTACCAGTCAATCCCTTCAAGAGCAGTTATTCCAAAATCCAGCAGACCTTTCAAGCCATCGGAGAATGTATCTCCAATGCCAGCAAAGTCAACTGTCTGGATCGCGCTGTTTACAAATTCAGACAATGCATTACCGGTTCCGATCCAGTCAAAATTCTCTATTGCAGTATGAATAAAACCTATAACTGTATTAATCCCGTTTCCAAGCGACTGCCCTACCAGTCCCCAGTCTGTTGTCTGGATAAATCCGTTCAGTCCATCCGTAATACCTTTCGCAACATTAAAGACCGTCTCATTGATCAGATTCCAGTCAAGACCGCCAAGAGCACCATTGATACCGTTTCCTACGGCATTTCCCAGGCTTCCCCAGTTGAAATTTTCAGCAAAGGTATTAGCAGTTCCGAATACCGTGTTGATTCCCTGGGATAGCGTATTCCCAACTAAATTCCAGTCCGTAGCCTCTATGAAACCATTCAGGAATGTAGCTGTGCTCTTTGCAATCCGGTTGCAGGTATTCTGAATAGAATCCCATGGAATGTTCTGCAAGGCTGAATTCAGCTTGTGTCCAACAATTCTGCCGATTTCAGTGAAATCAGCATTTCTCCAGGCTTCTTTCATCTGCGCCGCAAGTGCTTTTATTTCGTTTGAAACATTCAGTGTCTCAAACATGTCCTTTCCGGTAAGACCACCAGTACCGGCACTGTCAGAAGAACTGGAACCGGACGTATCATCTAGTTTATTAATTTGGTCGAACCCAAGAAGTGTACGCTGCAGCTTTTTATTTGCATCATTTGCCTTGTTGGCACTCTTTGTGTTCTTGTCAAGACTTGCAGCATAATTCTGGTTCAGCTGTTTGGCTTTGATAAAGGTACCGGCGCCGGTCAAAGCACTGGTAAGCTGTCCAATTGCATTTACCACAGAAATAATTTTCTGGATTACTGCATTCAGGATTGGTGCCACAATATTCAGTACCGGTGCAAATGCTGCTGCAAAAGCATTTTTCAGCTGAGTCAAGGAAGACATCAGCATGGAAAGGCTGTTATTGGTATCCCCGCTGTATTGAGACAGATTTTTGAATCCATCCACCAGTGCACTCCGTAGCTTGTTCACCAAGGCAAACAGACTTCGGATTCCCAAGGAATACTTCAGCAGATTTTTCAGTCCGCCGCCAAAGGAACTGCCATTGTCTTTTACTCCACCAGTGAACCGGTTTAGGATAGGAATTCCGCTTGTGAATTTCTGAATCAGTGCACCGAATAAACCAGATGTACGTCTGATCACACCGCCTACTTTTGAAAATGCAGAGGTGACTCCGCCAAGGATTCTTACCAGTCCACCCCAGCCTTTTGAAACTGCAGATACGCCAAGGCCTGCTACCTTACCAATGCCTTTTAGCATTTCTTTTGGAAATGAATATCCTCTTTTATATCCGCTTCCTTTTTGAAGTTCGACTATTTCAGACTCTTTTGCATCTACTGCTTTACTATATCTCTTTACTGCTGCCTCTGCATTTTCAATGTCATATGCTAAAGATTTCCAAGATTTGCTTTCCGTCTTTACGCCCAAGGCTTCCATCTTTTCTCGTTTACTATAATATTTATCAAGCACTTCATTAGCTTCTTCAAGACTACGCTTTAACTCATATAAGCTCTCAGTTGCATCTTTAAATTCCTGAGTTGGTACTTTTATTCCAGATTTCACCTGAAAGTCTTTTACCATTCCCTTTAAAGAAACAGAAGACATTGTTTTTCTGATTTTCTGCAGCATCCCCTGGATCTGCGATGTACTTTTCGCAGTGTCCTGTTTGGCACTGTCCAGTGCTTTTTTCAATGGGCTCTTATCCGCTGTCACGGTAACCTTTAAGGTTGCAAGATTCTTATCGTCTGCCATTCATTTCACCTCCTCAAGGCATAAAAACTGGCAGTCGGGTTATAAGCCTAACTGCCTTCGTCTGTTTACTTCTGCAATATATGCTTTTCTTCGTTCCCTATAATCTTCCATCTGCTGTTTCAGCTGATTCTCTTCCCAGGACTTTTTCTCAATCTCAAAAAAGCTTGGATAGTAATCCCAGGGATGGGGCATTGCCTCTTTATCACCAGCAACAGGTGCCAGGATATTAAGTGCAATCACTTCTGCTATAATGAAATCATCCTGAATTTTCAGCTTACGTTCCTGCTCTTTTCTCCTGCCGTAGCTTTCCAGCATGTCTATGATCTCATTTACAGAAGAATTCCAAAACAGGTCAATGGAAATACCTGCATCAAGGGCATATGGGTACAATTCACTCAAAAACTCTGAGGTTGTCTTTACTGGTTCTCCAGCTCCTCCATGATGCTCTGAGCCTGTTTCTCCGGGAAAAAACCCGAAACCACCAGGGTAGGGATTACCACCTTTTTGAACAGATCAACCTGGTTTCCATCTTCCTCTGTCCAGGAATCGTAAATCTTCTGGATATCCGGGTAATCAATCCCATGCTCCCAGGGCTCCATAGCCGCCTGAATAATAGTCAGCATGACCGACAGGGAGGGCATGTCTTCCACCAGGTTCATAATATTCTGGCGATACTTGTTCTCCAGTTTACCAATTGTAGAAGCTTTCAGTTTCAGTCTGTAATCCCTGCCTTTTACTGTCCAGTACCAGAAAGGCTTGCGCTTCTTTTTCTCTTCATCCAGGTTTACAACCTTTTCCTCTTTCATCTCGTCCTTTTCGGACACATCATTTAATCCGCCTAAACTCTCCATGTGCTACCTCCTTATGCCGGATCCACGTATACAATATCAGACTGCACGATCATAGTCAGTTCGAACTCGATCACACCGTTGACGCCTCCACCAGTACGTTTTACGGAGACCTGTGCGTCATACTGGATTTTGGTGCCATCTATATCTGACTCTTCAAAACTTAATACTTCTTTGTCCTCTGCCGCCTGACGCATAACACGATACGGGCTGTCTGCCTTAGTGTTATCGTACTTGTACTTATACACCATATCTGGTAAGTCACCAATTCCAAGCTCATACATCTTATGAGGGTCTGTAAGAGTTGTATTTTCTACTTTTTCCGGCTCTGAGCCGAGCTCCGGAATCTCTTTCAATCCCGGAAGGTCTTTATACGCGGAGCTTGCTTCAGATTTCTTTTTATATCCTAACTTTGCACCATTTGCTAACATGCTTCGATCTCCTTTCTTAATTCAGCCAGTATACCTGGTCTGAATCCATATCAATAATTCCTTCGTACCTCATCTGCTTATGCTTCATGCCGGATGGATCCGGAACATCTGCACAGCCGATACGCTTTAACCCGAGAGCGGACACAGCCTTATCTACAGCAACCGCAGTTGGTGAGGTATTTTTAAGATCCCAGATATCAATGCGGTACCGTACCTTGGATTTATCTTCTCTCATTCCTTCCGCACTTCCACTGCCTTCAAAGACGCTGTTGTCTTCTTCGGTAAACTGAATGGTTGGTTCATTCCCTGCCCACTCTTTCGGGTATGTATCAGACACATGCTCTGAAACAGTGAACAGTGCCGCGAATACTTCATCTTTTACATTTTTCATTTAATGCTCTCCTTTATAGCAGCTGAAAAATCAGCTTTCATTCCTTCCAGGATCTGATCCTGACTGTCTTTTAACGCCGGATACATGAACGGATAGGCGGGCTGTCCAGTGCACAGATAAAAGCGTCCATCTGGAGTATCCAGGTAAAACCAGTGGTATTTCTCAGCCACACGCCTATCCACCTGGCTTTCATGGATCCACCAGGGATTCTGCGTATAGGCTGGCGTAATCTCTGGTGAAATGCCTGCATGGTTCTCCTGGCCTTTCGGTCCGGTACCAAATTCCAGATAGGTCGCATAAGGTTTATTTGTCCAACAGACACCAGTTACCGTATCGCCGTTATCTTCCACTTCTGCATAAATGCTCTGCCTGAGTTCCTCTGTATCCACATGTACATTCATAACGGCTGCGCTTCGTACAGTTTGGATAGCATTCCCGATTGCTTTATTCAGATCTACATCTGCCAGCTGATCCAGCTTTATTTCCAGTTCATCCAGACCTTCCGCGCTCATGTCCGTTCCACCTCCAGCGTCAGAAAACGGTATGATTTAATTGCAACAATCCTGTAATCCGGCTCAGTATTCTCACCGACGAACAGGCAGATTCCATCCAGTTCCATCAAATCAATACCATTATCCAGAATGTAATGCAATCGTCCATTTTCATCCGGCTTGATGGCATATCCTCCATCAATTTTCACATTACGGATGTACCCAAGTCGCTGTCCATACTGCTGCGCCTGGACTTTCCCGGAAGCAGGCCAGGATTCCCCCAAAAAAGAACTGGCAGCACTGTACTCTTCGTAAGTGCTGCCCTCTCTGTCCTTTTTTACCATCCGTTTTCTGTGATAATAAGTCTCAAGTCTGCTTTGTCTTAGTCTCATAGGTTCTGCCTCCTACTCTGGCCAGGCGGAAACGGTTCAGTACATCATAAATCTGCCTGGGAGCATTGTCGAAAGAATAGGACTCACCGCCTTCACTTCTGCCTGTCTCGCCCTCTGTTCCCAGACGGTTCAAGGCAATCACAGCAAGATCGCGCACAGCTTTCTCAAGTCCGGTAACAAGCCTGATCCGGTTGGTATACCCCAGAACAAACGCTTCTGCCTCGTCAATCAACACTCCAATCAGTTTCTCATCATTGTTGCCGGTAAGAATTTTCAAACGCTCTATGGCTTTTACTTTCTCTTCATCCGTCAATCAAATCACCCTTTCAGGACACCAAGCAGTTCTTCTTTGCTCAGACTGGAATAACCGGAAAGACCTTTTTCCTTGGCAACAGCCCGGAGTTCTGCCAGGCCCATGCTGTCAAGGTCTCCAGGAGCTTTTGCCTCTGAGGATTCCTTTTTGGAATCCCCGGAAGTCTCTACCAACTTATAGCCATCTTTAAGCAGCTGCTCGCACTTGGAAGCATCCACTTCACGTTCTATATTTTCTCTGATCACTCTCATGCTTTTGCCTCCTTGATATTCACATAAACGGAATCCAGTTTGTTCTCCAGGATCCAGATATCATGGAATCTACGGTAATCCAGCTGCCATGCGTTTAATTTCTGGTTTACTAACGGATCAAAGATTCTCATGACATCCTGTTTTGTGATCGCAATTGGTGTGGTTACCGGGCAGATAAAGAAGTTGACATTCTTTGCGGTTGCTCCCTTTTCATAACCGCCCTGTTTCTGCCCCTCTGTCTTTCCATCATTGATCTTGATAGAAGTATACATACGGTTAGAGGATGTTGGAATAATCGGCACGCGGTCCACAGAAGGAACCTGTGTGTCAATGCCGCCTTTGGAAAAGGTTGTCGCAGTGATTTTTCCAGCAAGTTCCAGTTCCAACTCCATGATAAAATCAGTAGTTGCCTGGCATACAAGAGGTCCGGTATAGTTATCCTGTACAGCCTTGATACCTTCTTTAAAAGCTCTGAGCGCAGAAGTTCCAGTGGCTCCCGGAGTGTAACCGTAATCCACCATTCCTGCCTTTTCAGCTGTGATTGCTTCTGTAGCCACTTTAGAGATACGGTAAGCGTCAATCTCCGGAACTACATGCATTCTCTGGAACTCACCCATAACAGCAGACGCTGTTGGAATGAAGTTCGCCTCGTTGATATCCATTGGATCAAGATTGAACAGACGCCCACGATCCTGAGTCATTGTTTTTGTCTGATAACCCAGAGTAACGGAGCCCTGTGTATATCCGTTATCCCTGTCATAATCTCCCATTCCCTGAAGGGACATTTTCGGGATCTTTACTTCATTTCCACCGTTATAGATCACGCGTCCCGCATTGGCGTCCATCCATCCGGTTGTTGCTTCCTGTACTGCGACCTTATCCAGCATAGTCATAAATAAGGTTGCAGCTGCTAATGTGTTAATTGCCATAATTTATTCACTCTCCTTTAATTATTGCCCATCATGATGTTATACACCTGCTCTTCCAGGGCTTTCTGTGCGTCACCGCCTGGTGCCTTCTTCGGAGGCTTGCCGCCTTTCAGCTTTTCCTCCACTGCAGTCTCTACAGCTCTCTGGAACACTTCCTTGACTTTCTCCATGGATTTCTTGCAGGTATCAGCGTCCGAATAATCCAGCACCTCTGCAAGTTCCTGGGGAAGCCCATCACTGGCAAGGGTGTTCTTGGCTTCTGCCATCAGCTCCTTGCGTGTGATTGCTGCCTCTCTGTCAGTAAGTTCCTTTTCTCTTTTCTGCTGCATGTACTGCGCTTTTTCTTCCTTTGTCATCTTGGCGAGCTTCTCGGCTTCGGAAAGCTTATCATCCGCCAGTGCCTGCCACTTCTCCTGGGCTTTTGTCACTGCCGTATTGACCGCCTTCTGGACACGTCTGTCAAACTCCGCCTGGTTGCCGCCGGTTTTCAGGAAGTCATCAAAAGATGGAGGGGTATCTCCACCAGCTCCACCTTCACCGCCTGCGCCCTCGCCAGATCCACCGCCATTGCCGCCATCAGCCCCAGCGCCGTCTCCTCCTTCTGCAAAAAGCTGCAGGTTCATTGGTACTTTACAAAATGCTTTTACAACTCTATTTCTCATGTCTATCCTTTCCGCCCAGCCTATTCCCTTTCAGGGCCCGGGCCATTCGTTTCAGATTTTCTAGTTTACCCTCGTTTCGGAGCATAAAAATAAGACGCGTCACCCTGCGCCCCAAATGGAGATAATTGGATCACCTATTCCTTTCCCTGTGCGGTCTTAGCTGGTTCCTTCACGATTTCAGCCATCCCTTCCTTCACCAGGTGATCTGCTCTGGCCTCGTCCACCTCCAGGACGGTACCAGGTTCGATTACCTTATGCAGACGGATGTCGCTGTAACGCTTGATTGCTTTTATTTTCATGGTTCTCACCTCCTCTTGCGCCGGCGCAAATTTATTCTACAATTACCCAGTCATCAGCCAGCATATCCGCTTGTGATGCAAGCCATCCCATCTGAACACCCGATGTTCCAACAAATGCAATCGCTTTATTCCCAATAGCTTCATGCTCGCAGTTTATAATCTTACCAGCTGCTGTCTTATATGAAATACCAGTAGCGAGCTGAATGCACTGGTTTTTTCCATTCCATCCTATTCTTGCAACCTTCTTTCCTTTCTTCATTGCTTCTATAGCAAGTCCGAATGGCATATTATCACATCTTCTGTATGCTTCCTCAAACTGTTTTAGAGGTGACCAGCTCTCATATCCATCTGAATATTTAACCAGGTATCCTTTTTCTGTCGGATCTTCATCTGCTGGAATCTGCCAGCCTCTATACAGGTTATAATCGCCCAGGGTTAAAGGCTCTGCTTCTATAATTTTTGTTCCGATGTATCTTTTCATTTTTCTTACCCTCTCTTTCTTAAAAATGAGTACAAAAATAACACGTTTTTCAACGTGCTATCATTGTTTTTATAACGGTATTAACAATTGTTAGTTAGAAATTACCTTTTCTATATCATCCATAGTTGCGTTAATAGTATCCCAGTCAGCAGGCGAATCCCCTACATCCACAAGGAAATGTGTATCATCTAATATCTCAACAACTGCTGCCTTCCGTCCATCTTTCAGAAGGACTGTATCAAATTCTTTTATATGCATTTACTTCGCCTCCTTAATGTACGTACTGGTCAGCTTTGTTGTGCCATCAGCCTTTTTGATCCATGCAACAATTACATTTGCTGGTGTGTCCTTAAGGCCATACAAAACCATTTTCTGTTCATATCTATCACCAAATCCTTCATTTCCTTTGAACGTGGCCGGATACTGCGTTGTGCCTTCTTTCAACGCTTTCTGAAGTTTCTGCCAATTATCTATTCCATAACCCAAGCGATCTGTAAAGGCTCTGCCCTTAGGATAACCTTTCTCACTGTTCTCATCAAACAGATATTTCGTAAACTTAGGCTCTGGCAAAATTGCGTTTTCTGCATTCGGCAGTTTCAACTCTGGATGCTGCAGAAGCTCATTCCTTCTCTGGTAATCCAACTTCATGAATCTCCATTTCTCAGGTTCATTATACTTGATTTCCTGGAATCCTGCAAAACTTTTTGGAATTTCTTTTCCCAGGGCTTTCTGATAGCGTTCATACTGTTCCCGGTCTGATGCACTGTTCTTAGTAGCCTTCTCCTGCGCCTCAGCTTTGGCATTCCCTTTCACGTATTTCTCATACCACTGGTCATAGGTCATATTCGCTGGCACCTTCTCTATACGGCCTGTAGCCGGGTTATAGGCGCTTCTTTTCATCCGGGCGAGAGTTTTTTCATCAATAATACTAATGGTTGTGGAACGGCACCAGGGATGCATGGGCGGATAGTTCTTTCCCACTTGCCTCTCTGACAGTAAAAATACTTTTCCATCCAGACTCCGGCAGATCTCACTGGTACGTAAGTCCAGAGTTGCGAGATACCGGTACTTCTCTACACCGCACTCCTCATAAGCCCTGGCGGTAAGCTCACCAGCTACAAAGCAGCTCTCTGTCCTCACCAACCGTCTTGCCTGGATAGCTCCCGCCCCAAACTTGTATTCAATAATCTGTGCTGTTTCCCGATCAGTACGGCCTGTGAGAAGACTGACCAGCATTTCTTCTTTCAATGTCTGCGCCAGATTTTCTGTGTTCTTCCAGATACGCTTTGAGTAATGCTTTCCAGACCAGTTCATCCGTAGCACTTGATCGACCTGTTTCTGGCTGATATGGGAAAAGCTGAAGCCAAGACCGGTACGCTTCTGGACATTGTAAATAGAGTGGTAATAAGCCTTTTCTCCCAGATCACGTAGGAAACTGGTATCAAACTGCTGCTCCTGGTGGTAGACATTTTCCATCAGCTTATCTACCTGCTGCATAACATCCTGGAGTCTTTCAAGCCTTGCACGGTATGCCGGAGATTCCAGTTCCTGGACAAGCTCCTGCTTGGTTTTTTCTGAATAATCTTTATTCTTCAGTGTCCGCAGAAGTTCATCCAGAGAAGTCTTATCCTGTAAGGTATCCAATAACCGGCGGACTTCTGTCTCTGACAATTTGTGTTTTGTCATATACTTTTCAAATATATCTTTCGCAGCGTAAGTCAGATTCATAGAAGCACTTCTGTACACTTTTGCGATCAGATCAGCTGTGGCTTCCGCATCATCCAGATTCTTGTATAAGTCCCACACGACGCGTCTTTCCCAGTAGTTGCTCATTCAGCATCATCCTTTTCAGATTTACCTGGTTCCTTGTGATCCGGATTATCATCTTGCGGTGGTGTGTTCTCCTGCATGCCAAAGACCTCCTGCTGCCGTTTCAGGTTCTCTTCTGTCTCTTCATCCAAAGCTTTCAGTTCCTCGTCCACATCATCCACAAACGGTACCTGGGACAGTAGTGTTTTTCTACTTACTTTTCCCCACAGGTTTGCCACAATCTGGGAGATCTCCAACAGATTTTTCGGCAGTGCCCTGGTAAAAGTCATTGTGATTCCGGCCGGATCCACACTCTTGCCATGGAGTGCCAGATAATTGCAAAAAATCCGAATGCGCTTTCTTAAACCTTTTCTGTAATATCTGGTCTTTATCTTGGTGATATTCTCCATTCCTAGGAGCTTAAACTCCATAGCCACACCAGACACATTTCCACCAAAGGATTCATCTGACATACAGGGAATATGGGAAAACTTGTGGATATCCTGTTCAATAGCCTTCTTCAGAATCTCAACACCAGATTCATCAAACGTCCTGGTCAGGTACTCTGCCTTAGCTGTATCTGGCATTTCCAGTACCTTGTACTTTTTCAACCTTTCTTTTGCCTTTTTGATGTTCTGATCTTCCTCTTCTGTACCAGGCTCATCCTCATCTGAGAGCAGCGTACCATAAATGGCAAGGATGGCATCAATGAACTGCTCCTTGTCTGTGATGCGATCGCTCATCAGCGCGTTGTATGCGTCGATCAGAGGAATCTGAAGCTCAAAGTCCCCAATGGCAAGCTTATTGTTCAAATACTCAATAATCGGGATTTCTCCCAGGTAATGGGGAACTGGCAGTTCTGTTGTCAGCTGTGGTACTTCATTGTTCTGGATGTCCAGCTCATACTTGTAATTCGGCGTCAGCACGGTTGCTATGTAATGCTCCGGTCCCGTCCCCGAATCATCTTTCCGGACATAATAATAGACAGCAAAGAGCTCGTTTTCCTCTATGCTGTCATCTTTTACCATGAACGTATTTTCCGGGGACAGGTTCTTGGTCAGTAGATTATTCTCATTTTCCTTCACATACACATATTCATAAGCCAAGCCATAGATGGAAAGATCCAGACCATTATCACCGTCAGTCTCATCTGCCCCTGCTGTCTCCAGCGAATCTGTCAAATCCTTTATATCAGCATCTGACTTATAAGTAACCGGATTTCCGATAAAATAACTGCTGGCTGTGTCTGAAATGTCCTTTGCATGGTTGCATACCAGCCTGTTTTCCCGCTTGGCATCTTCCAGGATCTTATGTTTGCCCTGGTAATAAGCCATGTTCTTTTTCAGATCTTCAACCTGGCTGATGTGCTTACTGATTAGCTGACGGATGATCCTTTTGTCCGGTGCCAGCTCGTCAAATTTTTCTCTTGGAATTGTAAATATATACATTGTTCTCACCTACTTATTTCTCGAAGTCTTGCCACCTTGCTGCCAAGCACTGTGCTCACAAAGTACCGTACAGCATCACAGCTGTGATCGTGCTGCTTAACTGGCTTGTCCTCCCCACGTTCCAGGGCTTTTTCGTCCCAGATGTAGGAAGCAAATTCTTTTATGGTTTCTGTACAGGAGCTGGCAAATTTCAGCAGTTCCAAATTCAGCAGCATTCCTACCAGGCGGATTCCATCCAGCACATCATTGTTGGCTTTCAGAACCTTGTACCCGCGTTTTCGTAGCTCTGCAATGAAGGAAGCTGCAGATGGATCCACGATGATTGCTTTTATCTTCGTACCATCCAACCATTTTTTTAAATCATCTGCATATTCAGAATCTGTTTTCTGTCTGCCTTTATCACGTCCTGAATAGTAATATTCCCGGATACAGTACCAGACTCCATCCCTGCCTTTGTTCCAGAGCAGGAAGACGGTTGCATTCTGAGTACCATAGTCACAGGAAACATATCGGTTGCCGTTGATCAGAAGCTGAAAGAAATCCTTGATATCGCGGACATGCCTGGCTTCATCAAACATATCATAAATAACGCCCTCGGCTGCTGCCCATAATCCCAGGATGTAACGCTTGAAGAATACGCCAATGTACATGCTGCGGTATCTGGCTTTTACCTCTTCATCCAGGGACAGGTTGTCATCCATGGTGAAATGCAGATACAGAAGCTCTTTCAGTCCTGGATCCTTGCCTTCTGCTTTTGCCTTCCGGCGGATCTTTCTGACCTGTTCTTTTCCCAGGTAGCCCGTGGCTTTATCGATCCAGTTGACCTTGAACCAATGATACGGTCCGTCCGGGTTACAGTTAAACCAGAACTTGGAGCCTTTCACAGAACAACGTCCTGTTGCCTGGTTGACAAAGGATTCCGGCATCAGTGCAACCTCATCGAAGAAAACGCCAGCCAGTGTAATACCCTGAATCAGATCCTGGGAACGTTCGTCCTTACCACCAAAAATGTAAAAATAGTTCTCAATGCCATTCTTCCGCACAACTACCAGATTGTCTGCGCGGTGATCCGTAATGGAGTAACCCCTTGACCGTAGCATGAGCTTCAGCCAGAACAAAACATTTCGCCGGAAGGAACCAATCGTCTTTCCACACATGGCAAAGTTCTGACCTGCAAAGCTGCTCATTGCCCACATAACAAAGGACAGCGACATGCTGACAGTCTTTCCTGATCGGATAGCTCCGTCTGCTATGATTCCATCTTTGTCATGGACTGGGGATTCTTTGCACCACCAGGTCAGTACCTGTTTCTGCTTCTTCGAGAATGGAGAGAAGTGAAACGTCTGGCAGTGCTGTCTGGTTGTCCGGTTCTGCTTCATCTGCTGCAGGCGCTTCTTAAGGCTGCTCAGTCTCTCATACATCCTCATCACCCCAGACATTTTCGGCAGAAGCATTCATGGCTTCCAGGAAGCCATCATCCGCTTCTTCCTCGTTCTGTCCATCCTGTTTCAGAAGCTCCAGCTCGAACTTCATAGTTTCAAGCTCCAGATGAGCATCATCATAACCAAATTTATGCAGGGCTTCAATTGCCCTCTGGCGTCTGGCCTGGACTCTGGTCAAAGCATCCTCGATGGACTGGATCTGACCAAGGATTCCTTCGTATTCCCTCAGGAGTGTTGGCTTGCCTTTCTCCATACCGGATTTGTATTTTGTGACAGACATTCCGGGAGGGGCTTTTTCAAGCTCATCATCCTCTTGGACTTCTTCCGGATTGGAAGATTGCTCCAGGAGCTTCAGGGATTCAATCCGCTTTAACATACGCCGTTCCCGGACAGTCAGCAGTTGGATCTCCTGCAGAAGCAGCTGTTCTTTATCTGGCTGTACTGTCTGGATCAGCTTCTGTTCATCTGGTTCTAAGCAATCAAAAAAGAGAGTCTCAAACTCTCCTGTCTTAACTGCATTCTTATTCTCCGGCGGACCGGTTGCATTTTGATTGCCTGGCTGACCGCCCTTTTTCCTTTTTGCAACGTTGCGTTTTTCTTTTGCAACGTTGCAATCCCATTTATATCTATTTTTCCAACTTCGAACAGTACCTTCCGGCAGATTCAGCTGACTTGCAATCTCAACTAATTTCATGCCTTTCAGACACATAGCCTTCGCCTGTTCAATTCTTGGATCCGGCGCTCTGGCCATGTCTCATCACCTCTATTCGTCGTTTTTGGGTACAACAAAAGCAGCCCCGGGGAGCTGCCTTTGTGTTGGTTATTTATTGTATCTCATTTATCACTTTTTCCAAATATATACCCCAGCGCAGTCGTTACTGCTGGTATAATTACTTCCCAATAATCTTTCCCGCCAACTTGACTTATAACTCCAATTATTACAAGAATGGCGCATATTATAAGAGCAATATTCATGGCGGCATTTTCTTTTTTCGTTCCTAGAAATTTTCCCATAAATCCACCTTCCTGCCCTGTAGAATCATTTCTTGTTAGGCTGTCGATTACTTTTTCTTGTATTTTAGGATTTAAATTTACAAATTCTTCAGACTGCGCAACATTGCATATTTTATCTGTAATTGGTGAATCAAATATCTTTTCTGTCATATATTTTATTCACCCGCACTTTCCAAATACAGTGTATATTCAATTTTTCGTGTTTCATTTCCAGGGGCATAAACCCACAAGTGCATATATAGTTTTCTATTTGCAACGCTTCCCAGCTCTACTGGCTCACTGGTGCCTACACCTAAACTACTATTAAAGTTGTAGCATTCAAAATATACTGTTTCTTTTTCAACTTTACGATTTATATATGCTTCTTTTCCATCATCAGCAAAGTTAAAAATAATTTTTAATTTAAATCGAATTTCTGGTTCTTTTATAACAACTATATCCATATTATACTCAATGTCACCATCTCGCTTAAACAGATATATTGTTCCAGAATCAACAATTTCATGCCCACATGATTTATAGCTAAATTTATTCATACTATACTCTCCCACATACATTTTCTTTCATCATACTACAAAACGCCCCATATTTCTACAGAGCGTTCGAAAAAAATGTATGTAATTGGGATAGCTTCTTTCGAAACCAATCGGAACACCAGGACTCGAACCTGCGGCTCGGTTTAACGGCTCATGCTCCCTCCCGATTGGGGAGGTGTTCCGGTAGTGCAGTGAGCTCCCTCACACATGACTGCCCCGGACTCATACAACACGGAGTCGAACCGCGTACCAATGTGTCAGCCTGCACTGTAATATCATTTCGGCTCTGCTGTGGCCTCAGCAATTCCCTGGCTGATATCTGCCAGAATCAACTGCCAGGCTGTGACACCTGGCAATCACTTGTCAGAAACTTTTCACCACACTAAAAGGATTAAGCCACCGGCTCCGCTGAGCCTTCGGCTTCATTGTTATTGTACAATGATATATCCGATATAAACGATATTTTTTACTTAATCCCACACTTTTTCAAATACGGATCCCGAATATACAATCTTGGATAGTCTGGGCTCTGGGAATATCCGGTCTTGGCAGCTATCTTCTCCCAGGTCATCCCATCCCGGTAAAACATCTTGAACACACATCTGGTCTGACCGTCTGGGATATCATCAATCCATTTCTCAATAACTGCCACCTGCTTTTTCTTCTTAGCCAAAGTCTTTTTCCGCCGGTTATACTTTTCACAGTCAAAACCAACTACTGTCTCTGGCTTCTTGGATCCGGATTTTCCATTGAGGATCACGCTGTTCCCCATGCCCTTGTCCGTCATCCACAGCTCATTCAACTCATATTCAAGGACTGGAAGCTCCCTTTTCAGTTTCTTGTAACTGTCCAGAAGCTTTCTGGTTATCTTGACTTCTTCCACCTCTGTCACCTCCCACAAGCAGTTCGTATCTATGTACCCGCGCCAGAATTGCCGGTTCTGATCTGGCATCCTCCAGGAGCTTCCTGGCCTTGTCCGGGTTCATGCTTAATTCCTTGGCAACCTGCAGCACTCTCTTCTCATCAATCATCTGGCACCTCCACTTCTGGCCACAGCATCGGTACGTTCAAATTGCGAAAATATCCTCTGCATACCTGCCGTATCGCACAGTTAAATACGCAGTCGTGAATGTCATTGTTTTTACAGTAAATTCTAATCGTGTTCACCGCCTCAGTGGCTTTCCGGTCCGTTGCCTTTCCCTGCTTGGTCTCTGTCATCTTTTTCACCTCTATCCTTGTTTACGGCACTTAATGCCCAGGCGATCACGCCAAAGGCTCCGATTAGCACGCCAACACCCATTGCAACGATTACGTCTATCATTGTTTCACCTCTCTCAGATGCTCAATAATCTGTGTCATACTCTTTTTGCAGTCTGCGAATCTTTTCCAATCACCTTCCAGGAGATAGTATTCTGTGGTAACGTAATAGCCGCCGCGCTCGTCTTTCTTCCACCAGTCATCACCTTTTGCACGTTCAGTTTCTTTGACGATGATCATTGTATTGTCCGGAAGCGGATAAGAATAATACTTTTCGCTTACTTCCGGCACAGCAAGCCACAAGTTCCATCCTGTATATTTGTCCAGAAACTCTTTGCGTTTCTGATTATTTGTTAATTCATTCAGCGTCATCTTCTCTCCTCCCAGCTCCTGCACTCCCTGCAGCGGATCTTACTGCTGCACAAGGTGCCTTTTATCATTGACAGCCTCGGACAGGTCGGGTGAACATACACTATCAGCTCCCCTACTCTGCCGGTACTGTGTTTACAGGTTTTATATTTTTCTGCCATGTTCAGCTCCTTTCTTTCGTTTCTGGTAGATACTTAGGGTAATCAGCATGGTCCTCCCTCTGCTCCATGAAATGCTCCGGCTGGATACCTCCATGAACCATTTACAAAAATGTCTGCTGTTTCAAACTCTCCACTTACCAGGCTATGCAGCGCCTTGGCATCTCCATGATATACACAAGACTCTGCATCTCCCACAAAGTTATCCAGATCCTTTTTATTGTCCAGAGTAAAGCCGAGGATTTCTTCGTCTTTCTTTAAAAGTTCGTACTCTTCTGGCATTATCTCCCGAATTCCAGCAAACAGTGACGGTGTCGAAAATATGCACATAGCACAACTACACCGGTTCCAACCAGCTCTATAACAAGGGTGTGGATTTACCTTGTGGCGTTTCAATACTTCCCACACATCTTTTTCTGAGTAGTCAATAACCGGACGCCACTGGTGTACTAATCTGTGTGCCTTGGCTGTGGCGTTGGTTCTGTGTATTTCCATTTCGTTGTACTTTGACCGCCCTGTTGATTCCCCGCGTCGCTCTCCGGAAACAACCAGTATTTTTACGTTCTTGCTGGTCTTGTCCAGGTTCGCTGTAACGCTGTCCTGCACGGCAGCTTTCAAGTTTCCACTGCACCAACGACCTTGATGAGTTCCGCCCTTGGCCGGGAACTTCTGGCGCTTCCCACCTATTTCTTCAAGTTCCCCCAGCTGGCTCAGGTTGCTCATAACGGAGTCTGCAACCATAATTTTCAGGTATGCACTGCACCAGCGACGGCTCAAATCTCCTGTTTTTGCTGGGAATTTCATTCTGTAACCGTACTCTTTGAGTTTCTCCTCCATTTCCTCTGTGGCGATCTCTTTCAGCTCCTGGCATTGTATGTATTTCCTAGACAGCTTGCACCGGCATATTTCCCCGGTGTCCGGGTCCATCCACTCAACCGGCTCACTTGCGCCGATCCTGTAAAGTTCTCCAAAAAATCCATTTACCCGCCAGGATAATCTCAGCGGTACCTGCTCGGCTTCTGCAAATGCTTTTACATAATTTTGTGTGCAACGCCAGTCCATTCTACGGGACGGGTGCCCGCCGTCTATGTCATGGTGCCATAGTTCAATTTTTCCTTTCGGCACGCCCAGCTCAATGAGTTTATAATAACAGGCTATACTGTCTTTTCCTCCGGACAGTAGTACCGCGATCATGTCGTATTCTTCCAGGGGGAGAAGTTCTTCCAGGTATATTTTTTTCATGTGTTCGGAATCCTTGCGACCTGATACTTTCGGCTTTATCCGTTTACCTTGCCCGTATATAGGCGTATCTTCGTGTCCATATATCACAGGAGTATCCTTTGTACACTCAATGTCTTTGATATAATTCATCTTTCCAAGAAGCCCGGTATACCCTTGCCCCGGCCGGAGGCTGGCTCCTTTCTTGCTTGACTATCTTTTTTTCTTTGCCAGACATTCCAGCTGCCACACTACATCCAGCAGTGCGACTTCTACTTGCATCGTCTGGTATTGTTCTCTAATCTGGTGACAACGTTCTGCAACTCTCTCCCAGGCTCCATCATCTTCCGGAAGAATACCGTTGTACTCTTCATACATCTCCTGTACTTCCGGATATTCTTCCCAGAGAGCTTTTCGTTCCTGGGGTGTCAGCCAGATCATGGCAGCCTGTCGATCCGGACATAAATCCCAGGGACTTCCGCCCAGAACTTTTCCACGATCTCCGAAGCCACCAGTGCATCATCATCCCAGAAACCAACTTTCGTCATGCAGTCCTTTAATAGTTTCTGCAGATTGTCCGTATCCGGTTTGGAAAGTCTGTAGGTACCATCCAAATGTTTTCCCCTGGGGAAGCACCATTTTGTGATCAGCCTGACTCCACAGTGATACGGTTCATCTGGTACATGCTGTCCAAGATATGCCACCAGTTTCTGCCTGGCTGCCTTTAATTCCGGTGGCTCATAGAACACTGGCTTCCCTCCGGCAACCCTGACCTGTTTTTCCTGATGGGTTACAGTCGGCGGAACCATTGCCATGAAAAACTCATTGCTCATAAATTACTCCCCTTTTGGTTTTTGAATGCTAACTCTTAGTGCACAATCTAAATTTGTATCATCAGCAGAAAAAGAAATTTCTTTCATACCCTCTGCGATTAAGAGAAACGAACAGCTTTCATAAAATGGACTATATAATCCGCAGCCATAAGTCATGCATTCATTTTTCGCAAAAGGACAATAATACTTTTCATTCGTTTCCATTATTTTCATCCCCCTGTCAATTCTTCCTGTCAATTTTGCTTAGAGGTGTGTGTGTCAAAATTGGGTGTGTGTCAAATACCCCTATATATATAGGGGTATTTGACACCCCATTTTTTGACACCTCACTGCACCTATCAAATTAGTGTTTTTGACACTTTTGACACCACTGTCAAAAATGTCAATTTTATACTTTTTGACAGATTTGACACCTCGCTGTCAAATGTCATTCATTGTTTTTTGACACCTTTGACACCTTAAAGATCATTCCATTTTCACGTTTAAATTCTTTTGAGCTGTCCACATATTTCTTAACTGTGTTTAAAGTAACACCCATATATGTGACCAGATCAGATATTTTCACACTGCCATTTCCGTCCATGTCATTCGCTTCAAACGCTAACCTCAGACTATCTTCCTTATCTTTTTTTCTTTCTTCTGGAGATTTTTGTTTTTTCTGCCATGCTGGCTTATCATCTTCCAACTGCAGATCTTTCAGGCTTCCCACCTGATCAATCCTGTGTACCGGATAATCGAACCACATATTGACCGGTTCGAACTTCGGAAATTCCCTTAGGGTTCCCTCAATTCTCCATGCAGTACGCGCCTGTACTTCCGCTTTCGCAGCCGTTATCTGCTTATCCAGGGCTATTTTCTGCCATTTATCCAGGTGTGCCTCACAGTAACCCAACATCTGTGCACTGCTCAACAGATCGTCCTGTGAGAGGTCATCCTGCCACTTATAATGTGCATCCAGATATGCTTTACAAGTTCCACAGACAGCCTTATTTTCTTCCTGTTTCATCAATGCCTCTGTCGGCTCTAGCTCGATCAAATCCAGAAGTGCATCCGGATCACGGGCAAATACACCGGATCCAGAAGCGCGGTCCATGGACTTCTTACCGCCCTGATTTCCTTTGCTGTGATGATGACAGTAGATCACGGCACAGCCAAGCTCTGTACACACTTTATCGAACTGGTTACAGAAGTTCGCCATCTGATCGGCACTGTTCTCATCACCAGTAATGACCTTATAAATCGGGTCTATAATGATCGCTACATAATTCTTCTTTGCTGCCCTTCTGATCAGCTTTGGTGCAAGCTTATCCATAGGCACAGACTTTCCTCGAAGGTTCCAGATATCAATGTTCTGCAGGTTGTCTGAGACATAGCCAAGGGACTCATATACATCTTTAAAACGGTGAAGACAGCTCGCCCGGTCAAGTTCCAGGTTCACGTACATCACACGTCCCTGCGCACAATGCCACTGCAGCCACTTCTTGCCCTCTGCTATGGCGATACACAGTTCAATCTGAAGGAAAGACTTACCAGCCTTGGATGGTCCAGAGATCAGCATCTTATGCCCTTTACGGAGCACCCCGTCAATGAGACAGGGAGACAGCTCCGGAAGATTATCCCAGACACTTTCCAGACCTTCCGGCTCTGGAAGATCATCATTCACACCTTCAATCCACTCATACCATTCATTCCAGGAGGATTTTCCTATGTTGGTATCCACAATGAACTGCTTCTTTTCCCCACGTTCTACACCTGGCATCCTGGACAATCTGGAAGGGTTCCGGTTCTGGGTATCTACATCAATCCCGTTCTTCTGGCAGACTTCATACAGATAATCAACGCGCTTCCTATACTCGCTATAATCCGCTGCATCCACCCTCACGATTGCGTGAAGGCTTTTCTTTCCGGAATACACCAGGCAGGCAATGGGAAGCTCCAGCTCACGTAGGATGGCGTTCTGCTGGTCGATTTCCATGTGATCAGATTCTACAAGAGCATACCGGTAGTCTGTTACATTTTCGTTTTTACAGCCGTTTCCATCCAGTGGGTTAAAGCGGATCCACGCGCCAGCTTCCGGATTGTAATCGCCAAGCACCGCCCCTATGTCACCTTTGCAGGTGTTCAGCTGCTCGATCAGCTGTCCTGCAGTACGGTCCCAGCTCCCCTTTTGTGGAAGCCATCTGGTACCTTTCTCGTCTGTTTTTTCCCAGCTTCCAGTTACATACCCTACGTTTTCCCCGGCTTCAAACAGGGTTTCCAGATATGTGATCAGCTGCTCTGTCGGGTTCCAGTTCTTTGGTTCCTGGATTTCCCTGCCTTCCAGCCAGTTCTTATCCACTACCACACGGTCACTGTCTACCTGTATGCTGTCGTTCCAGTCCAGCTCATGACCTTTTTCCGGCACCCATCCGCGCTCCATTGCCATCTGTACAATAGTCCCGCCAGTTACCGGAGAAGAAGAACCGGAAAAGCTTCTCCACTTCTTCTCACATTCTCCGGCATGGTACCGTCCAAAGTCCTTCTGGCTCCACTGATCCCAGACGCTTACCGGATAGCCTTCCAGTTTCAGTGCCATTCCAACATTCACCCAGTCCTGATAGTTCAGGGAACCGGGATCGA